AACAAGTCTAAAAAATTACAAATAAGTTTTGAAATGAGGTCAAAAGACAACTTCATGGGCAGATTCGGGGGCGGTTGGCAATGGAAGTTAGGCTTTCAAGCGAGTAAAACGAGCATTATCATTTCCCTATTGGTTGCCGAACTAAGCATTAGTTGGTACAGATTAACCAAAAGCGGTAAGGAATATTATGAAAAATTTGAAAGGAGTAGTTGAAAATGTCTGTTTTAATAATTGAGGTTAAGCGCAATCGCCAAAGTGTAACACAAGGCAGCGCAACGGTATTTATAAATGGTACGGTAGCTATGACTTTTGGTGATGAGATGTATTTGAAAAATAATAATGGCACTTTCACAAATGGATTTAAAGCCGCAACGAATGTTCGTCATTATGGCGAGGTAATAAACGGTTGGGGAAGTATAACGCCGGACAGCTCTTTCATTCTCGGTCTGCTCTACCACCCATATGACCCCGTATATCACCATTCCGATATTGTCCGCAAGGCGATATTGGCGATGGATGATAAACTGACGTTTAGTGAAATCGAGCAATTACGCTTTGAAAATTCTGAATTAAAAGAAAAAGTTGCAAAGTATGAAAACAGATTGCAAATAAGTCCTTCCGGTGACGATAAAATTGACGAACTTGAAGAAGCAGTTGAGAATTTGCAGTATCAAATCAAAGTATCGAATAGTGAATGCCGGCTAATTGATGGAAATGCGGCCGCTGTCCAAAAGGAATATAAAGCGGAGATTGAGCGACTCAAATCAGACTTCAATAGATTGCTTTCCATGGTAAGAGGTTATTGTAAAATTTGCAAACATTCAGAATGCGGTTCGTTGGAAGTTCCTTGTCGCAATTGTAATAAGGTTGTCAAACAAAATTATGAATTTAAGGGATTGGAGTGAGTTTTAATGAAACCCATAGAAATACCATTATATTTCAAAACAGCTTATGAACATGGTTCTAAACTTATAAAGTTAGGTAAATTGAAACCCAAATCCAAAATAATAGGTTATGGAATACAGGAAGCTAAAGTAGAAAATAAAATTGTAAGACCGTTAGGAAAGTTTGCACCTTATAAAGAGTATTGTACCGTCCTTGATGAAAGTGGATGTGTATGGGAAATTTACCTCGATAATTTTGAAGAATATGAAGTGTTTGGGAAGGAGTGATGAAAGTGAACATTGATTATGAGTGGATTGCAAAAGCCATTGAAACCATTAAAAGCGGATTTGTGAAACGCCTTGATAATGCTGAAAAAACAATCAAGGTGTACCAATGCGGTAGTATTATCCGGGTGGATATTAAGAATTGAGGAGTGTGGGAAATGAATGCCACTAAGTTCAACGAAGTAATAGAAGATATGATAGATAAGTGTAAAAACATACTTTGTCAAAAGGCAGAAGAATATGCAACACATGACCGGCTTCATAATTTTAAAGTTGCGGCAGGGATTCAAGGTATAACCAATTCGGCGGCTCTTGCCGGCATGATGGCTAAACATACAGTATCCATCTATGACATGGCCACTTCCGATGAGGTATTCCCACTTGCCATGTGGGATGAGAAAATATGTGACCACATCAATTATCTACTCTTACTTAAAGCATTAGTGATAGACGAGGGAGAATCAAAATGAACACATTTATTTGTACGAGTTGTCAAAGGACTTGTCATTCGTCCGCAAATTTTAAGGATTTGCTTGATGATAACTGCCCTTACCCGGGGTGTAAAGGAAAAGTCATTGCGGCAGAGGATGAAAAGAAAGGATTGGATATTCATGAAAAAAATAAATAATCTATCTGAATTAAAAAAGTTTCTTCAAATCGGAAGTGAGTTCAAAGTATTAAAACACCAAAAACCAAAATTAGTAGGGCAATTAAGAAAAGTAACAAAGGTGCAGACTAACGCTGTTTACACGATAATTCCCAATGAGCCGGAACATGAGAATTCTAAATGCAACGGTGGTAAAGGGCTTAGAATGGACTTTGACAAAGCTAACCATTATGAATTTGGCGATACGATAAAGTGGTTCAACAAGCCTGTGGGAACAAAAGATAATCATTTGATTATGGAATTTGAGGTGTTGTAAATGGCTATGGTATGTGTCAGCGGAGCGAGGGAGTGTGACGGTTGTATGAGCTGTCAGCCGGAGCCTGCTCCATACAATTGTACGATATGTGACTTGGAGTGCGAAACCGTCTATTATGACAAGTTTGACAATATTGTCGGGTGTGATAATTGCATAACCACGAAGGAGTATTATGAGATGGATATAGAAAACTAACTTGACAGGTGGTTTATATATGTTTAAAGGTTACTTAAAAACTAATGGGAAAATACCCATAACTAAATTTGATAAGAAAACACAAAATCCACCACGTTCAGGGGATTATGCAGGTCTACTTGATGATGGACTTATTCAAGTTGATATTGACGATGCCGGGGAAAGTGAAATTGTTTTAAATATTATAAACGGTTTAGGAATCGTGTGTCCAATTCTAAAGACAACGAGAGGTCTGCATTTTTACTTTAAAAATACGAGTGTTAAAAATAAAATGGTGGGTTGCCCTTCTGCAATCGGTGTTTCCATTGATTATGCTCTTGGGAATAAAAAAGCCCTCGTTCCGCTTAGGGTTAATGGGGTGTTACGTGAATGGATTGTTGATTATAGGAAAGTAGACGATATACCCGAAATTCCTATTTTCCTATTACCCATTCGCAAGAATGATAAGGTTGACTTCAAAACCCTCGGTGAGGGCGATGGGCGCAATCAGGAGCTGTTTAATTATGTGCTTACACTACAATGCAGGAATGGGTTCAGTACAAGCGACACGAAGTATATAATCGGCATTATCAATGATTATGTGTTGAAAGTTCCGCTCTCAAAGCGTGAGCTTGAAGTCATACTTCGTGATGAAGCCTTTCCCGATGAGAGCTTTAAAAACAAAACAAGGTTCTTACACTCGGACTTTGGCGATTATCTCATCAAAGAATTTAACATTATAAACATTGATGAGCAACTGCATTTTTATAAAGACGGTATCTATGTGTCAGACACTCGGCGGCTCAAACGGGAAATGATTAAGAAAATTAGAAACATAAAAGAAGCTGATAGAGTTGAAACACTCAAATACATTGAGCTTGCCGCAAGGTCCTTTTCCTCTCATCAGATTGCCGATGAACGGTACATAGCAACTGCCGACAGCATTTTAAACATACATACACTTGAAACGATGGACTTTACGAGGAATATAATACTCAAACATAAATTGCCGGTGAGCTACAATCCTCATGCTTATGATAAGACCGTTGACAAGATGTTAGATGATATTACCTGTAATAATCGTGACATAAGGGCATTGCTTGAGGAAATGATTGGTTATTGTCTTTACCGGCGAAACGAAATCGGCGCATCGTTTCTGTTAAAAGGTGATGGTGCTAATGGTAAGTCTACATTGATACAGATGATAACCGCTCTGATTGGTGAAGAAAATATATCATATTTATCATTGCAAGACTTATCCCATAATTTCAGACCTTCTGCTATATGCGGTAAGCTTGTTAACCTCGGTGACGATACATCGAATGAGTATATCGGGGATACTTCACAGTTTAAAAAGTTGGTTACAGGTGACATTACAACGTTGGAACGCAAAGGTCAAGACTGTTTTTCATACAAAAACTATGCAAAATTTATCTTTTCAGCGAACGAAATACCTAAAATGTATGATAAAAGTCTTGGTTTGAAGCGTAGAGTGCAGATAATTCCCTTTAATGCAACGTTTAATTCAAAGAAAAGTGACTTTGACCCTCAAATTAAGGACAAATTGACAACGAAAAACGCACTTGAGTACCTCTTTTTACTTGCTTTGGACGGTTTAAAACGTGTTTTAGACACTAAAACGTTTACAAAAAGCAAAGAAGTGCAGTTAGAAATAGACGAATTTGAAAAAATGAACAATCCTGTTTTATCATTTTTTGATGAGATTGGCTATGAGGGAGTGCTGCATAAAAAGCCGCAGGACGTTTATTTAAAATATACAACTTGGTGCGCTCAAAGTGGCTGTAAACCCTTGTATATCAACAAGTTTAGTCAAGAGGTAACAAAGCACTTTGGGCTAAAAAGCGATAATAATACTCGTGTAAATGGTAAGCAAATTAGAATTTATGTACCAATTTGAGTGTTACGCACCATTACACACTTGTTACACACTTTTTTTCAAGTGTGTAACAGCTTCAAAGCCTTGTGGTTACTGACTTTGAAAGGGGTAGTTACGCACCGTTACACATACTTAGAACTTCTATACTAAATAAATCAAATATAATCTCTAATACGATTTTTTATAAAAGTGCGTAACAGTGCGTAACAAAAAATTGTGTAAACCCCATGAAATCAAGGCTTTAGAGAGTGTTACGCACTTGTGACGCACTTTGAATTTGATGTGTAACAAAAATTATAGGAAGGAGTATTGAAAAATGAACCACTGCATTTATCATGAGCGAGGATATTCCAGTAGAGAGGATTATTTATATAATCTTGCTGAAGAACATGACATTGATTACGATACTGTGTTCATGTTAGCGGACCTGTTAGGCGAAAGTGAGGATTTTGACGGATTAGTAAGTGCTTGTCAAGATGCGGAGGGATTTGAATGTTTAAGAAAAAGCGAGCAATAAAAATACCTTATGTGAAACAGGGATTGATTTATTTTACCTGCCTTGACGTGAAAGACCAACCTATGAGGGTGCAAAATAAGATTTTGAATTTGTGTGTTGAGGTTGCCGGGGAAGATTACAAAGCTCTTTATGAACTCTTGACGAATGAGCGTGCTAATTGTGTGAGTGTTGCTTTGAAATACAACCCCGATAACCTTAAAGGTTCACAGGAATGGTATCAACAAGTATTAGGGGGATACCGCAAAAACTTTTATGAAAAATACCTTAGTAACTGAACAGGTTAGCGTGTTAATATGTAGGTAAAATAAGGGTTTCTATGAGGTGAGAAAAATGGCACGAGGTAAAACAACGCCGCCGGAAAAGGTTTATCAAGTATTGTTGTCTTATGCTACAACTCACAGTTATGCGGAAACCGCAAGAAACTTAAAAATGCCGGAAAGTACGGTTACAAAAATTGTGAAAGACAATAAAGATAAACCTGAATTCGTGGAATTATGTGGCGAAAAGAAAATTGAGTTTGCAGAAAGAGCTTCACAGCTCATTGATAAGGGCATGGAATTATTGGAACGCCGATTATCAACTGCCCTTGACAGCGAAACGGAGCTTACCATTTTAATTGATGAAATCTATGCAAGTGACAAAACAGAACTCACGCAGGACGAGAAAAACAGGCTTGTAGCAAAGATACGTGGGTTACAGTTGCAAAGTATTGGTGACGTGGTTAAAACCGTTGGTACGCTATATGACAAACGAGCTTTGTCACGTGGTGAGGACACCGAGAATACTAAAATCAAGATAGTGGTGGATTACAATGAGTAATATGAGAGGTGGTGATGCCCGTTGCCTAATAACGTAAATATTAAGTGTAATAAAATTTTTAAACCTGTTCATAAATCAAAGCACAGATATATTGTTATGAAAGGCAGCGCCTAAGCTGGCTCCGGTAAGTCTGTTGATACTGCACAGCAATACATATTGCGATTGCTAATGGACGATGGTAGGAATCTCTTATGTGTCCGTAAGATTGAGCAATCAAATAAAAATAGCACCTTTGCGGAGCTTGTTGGTAGTATCAACAGACTTGGATTGTCCGAATTCTTTACATACACCGTTCAACCGCTATCAATTAAGTGTTTTAACGGTAACGAGGTTCTATTTGCCGGGGTGAATGACGATAGACAGCGTGAGAAGCTGAAATCTATCAACGTTATCAATGGGAAGCTTACTGATTGTTGGATTGAGGAAGCAACGGAGCTTTCGCAAGATGATTTTGAGATAATAGATGACCGTTTTCGTGGCATCCTGCCCGATAAACAATTTTATCAAATCAAACTCACGTTTAACCCGGTAAGCTCATCCCATTGGATTAAGAGAGTATTTTTCGATACGGTTTCGCCCGATGTGCTTACTCATCACAGTACATACTTGGATAATAAGTTCATAGATACAGCGTACTATGCCCGTATGGAGCGTAGAAAGCAGCTTGACCCCGAGGGGTATCGTGTCTATGGACTTGGCGAATGGGGCGAAACAAGCGGTTTAATCTTTACAAATTGGCAGGTATTGGAGTTAGAGAAGGACCATAGCTTTTATGACGATGTGGCATATGGGCAGGACTTCGGTTTCAATCACGCAAATGCTTTATTGGATTTGGGTATCAAGGACGGTAACATATACATTTTGAACGAAATATACGTTACCGAAAAGGACACAAGTGAAATTATTCCCCTTGCTGCTGATTGGGATAAGTCAAAGGTCATGTTTTGCGATAGCGCAGAGCCTGACCGCATACAGATGTGGCGGCGTGGTGGTTTTAGGACAGTTGGTTGTCAAAAAGGCGCAGGAAGTGTTAAGGCACAAATTGACTGGTTGCAACAACGTAAGATTTTTATTGACCCATCATGCGTAAATACTATCGTTGAAATAGAACAGTATCGTTGGCAAAAGGATAGAAAGACCGGGCAATACGTAGATGAGCCGGTTCCCTTCCTTGATGATGCCATGGCAGCACTTCGATATGGCATTCAAAATTGGCGGCTTCGGGATAAGGTTGAGCCGAAAAAGGTTGATGAAAGAACAGATTTACAAAAGTATAAGGACAGGGTTCTTAAAAAATCAAGAGTGAAAAGGAGTTATTACTGATGTATGCTAAAAGATTGAAAAGAAAATGTATGGTTCGTGGTTGCAAGAACGTAGACACTTATTCTATTTCCCATACTCGTGAGGGTGGTAATAGTGTTATAATTTGCCTCGATTGTTTATCTAAAGCACTTACCGTAGTGAATGATTATAAAGAAATTCCGAATGTATTAAAAAAGAGTGTTGCTCCGTCCTTGTTCTTTAATACCGGTGTAAAAGTTATTAATGAAAATATCTGCTCAAAGTGTAATAGGAAATTTTCAAGCGAAAAAGGATTGAAAACACATTTAAGAACTTGTAAAGGAGAGGATTTGAATGAAAATTAAAAATATATTTAACAGTATGGGGTTTTCAGGACAGCTTGGTAAATTAGGCAATATTATCACAACACTTAATGATAATGTTGATAGTATTTTAGAAGATTTACCCGTAATGTCTGAAGATGTTGTAAATATTAAAAATGATTTAAACGCTTTGACTGAACTTGTAGACAAGTTAAAACTACTCATAAATGTTATTGTTACTTTTAATAGTGACGGAGGTTCCTCTGTTGAAAGTCAGTCCATACCTTTTGGAAATGTTGTAACTGAACCTGAGATACCAATTAAAGAGGGATATACTTTTGCAGGTTGGTTTGTGGACGAAGAAGAATTTGATTTTGAAACAATTTTAGAAACCAATATAACATTAACTGCCCATTGGGCGGAGGTTGAAGGTGAATGATTATTTATTTATTGGTAGCTCTTATTGTCGTACAAGGGATATTACACCATTTTGAGCGAAAAGACTTGTATAATCGCATTATGTGTAAAAGCATTAACGAATATAAACATATTGATGCTCCTGAAAAAAAGACATTAAGTGGACACGATAGAGTTCTTCAAAAGTGGCGAGGTGAGGAAGAATGAACTTTAGATTTAAGCCGCCATTAACCGGTGTTTTTGCAAGTGAAGGTAGTGTATTTTCCAAAGGTGAAAAGAAAAAACCCAAAGTAATTGATTTGGATAAGGACGGTACACAGCTTTACAAAGAGGATATTATAAAATTCGTGATGGAAGAACTCGAAAAAAGGCGTACAGAACGTTCCCCACTTGAACAGCAATGGACACTTAACGCTAACTTTCTTGTTGGTAACCAATATTGTGAGATAAATACTTACAGAGGTGACATTGAACAGTTAGAGCCTGTCTATGATTGGTTGGAGCGTGAAACTTTTAACCAAATAGCACCTTTAATTGAAACACGCATTGCCAATCTTAAAAAAATCAAGTATCTGATGAAAGTAAAGCCGAGAACAAATGAGCTTGACGATTATGCAAAGGCAGAGGTATCAACCGCTATTTTGCAATATACGCAATCTGTAAGCGATTTTGATACAAAGAAAAACACCATGATTACATGGAATGAGCTTTGCGGTAATTGTTTTTGGCTTTCGTGGTGGGATAAGGATAAGGGTGAGAGGTATGTCACGCAAAACATAGACGGAAAAGAAATCGTATTCCATGAGGGTGATTTGGACTATGGACTTATAACACCTTATGAAATCTATCCGGAAAGTGTTTTCAAGCAGAGTATAGAAGCGCAAAGGTCGATTATCCTTGAACAAGTGAAATCCATTGAGGATATTTATGATTTGTATGGTATTGAAGTTGAGGGCAGCAACGTAGAAACCTTTGAGCTTACTCCCCTCGGCTCAGGTGGTGGCTTTGGTTATGAAAACACCGTACTTACAATCGGACACAGGAGCGTTGACAATGCCGCTAAGGTTATAACCTATTTTGAAAGACCGTCAAAGCATCGTCCGGACGGAAGAATGATTATCATTGTTGGCGATGAACATCTTGTATACTATGGAAATTTACCGTATAAAAGAATACCGATTATTCAAGTTATATGCAGAGAAGTTGCCGGGCAATTCTTTGGGAAGTCTGTCATTGAGGATTTAATACCAAGGCAAAGAGCGTTTAACGGTTGTGTTAATAGAATACATGAGTTTATTAAACGGGTTGCGATACAGGGGTATGTAACAGAAGAAGGCTCTATTGACATCGAGGAATACGAGGAAAACGGCAATGCTCCCGGCGCAATGCTCGTTTATAAGCAAGGTATGAATCCACCTGTACCCATTCCAAACGGTAATTTGCCAAGTGAAATCATGATGGAGCGGCAAAACCTCATTCGTGATATGGAATATACAGCAGGGGTTTCACAGCTCATGACATCGGGTAGTGTACCAAGTGGTGTAACAAGTGGTAGGGCGTTGGAAAGTATCAAGGAAACTGATGATACAAGGTTATCCCTCACAGGTGACCATATTAGAAACAGTATTAAAAATCTTGGTAAGATGTGGTTGCAGATTTATAAGCTTTATGCAAACGCAAGGCGCATTATCAATTATGTTGGCACAAACAATATCGGCAGCTCTATTATTTGGTCAAGTCAAGATATTAACAGCTACGATATTGAGTATCTTACCGAAAATGAACTCATGATGAGTGAGGAAGTTCAAAAGCAAAGGTTCTTTGAAGCGTATAACTTAGGTTTATTCACAGATGCTTCCGGCAAAATACCGGAGCGAGTGAAACAAAGGGCATTGGAGTTTATGAAAATCGGTAACTATACTGAAATAATGAACATAAACCTACTTCAAATTCAAGCGGCACAAAGGGAAAATGTGTTTTTTGAAAATGGTATCCTACCTGAGCTTTCCCCCTTTGATGATGATGAGATACATTATGAGGAACATTTAAGATACATTCTTCAAATGAATTTCCAAATTTTAAAGCTCAAAAAGCCTGAATATGCAAAGGCCTTGGAAATGCACGCCGCACAACATGAGGAACGTAAAATGCAAAAGCAGATGGCAGAGCAACAGCAAATGATGGGCGGTGGAATGATGGGTTAATTTTAATTTGTTATATAAAAATTAGTGAGGTGATTCGATGAATGGCGAGATAACGGCAAAGGAATTGTTTTTAAAGAAATTCAAAGAAAGTGACAAGTCAAAAATGGTGGTTGCGGTACAGTTACCCACCGGAACGGAGCTTATAATCAATTCCGATAAGCTCGATGGAAAGGTTGATTATTACAAAAGTGCTTATAATGATGATTTGGAGCTGAAAAATAATACTTCTATCAAAATTGTAGATTATATGTTTATTTAAACGAAAGGAGCGGTTATAAAATGTCTGATAACCAACTTCAAACTTTTAATGATGCGAGTGTGGCAACTGAAAACTTATTCGATGAGGGTGAACAATTATCAATTGAGGGTATTGAGAATTTGGAGCAGGATACCGAAGAAACTCCGATTGAGGAAACCCCTGCTACTGAAAATACAGACCCTGCTACCGAGAATGTAGACCCCGTTACTGAAAATGCTGTGCAAACGGCAGAGATAGCGGCTCAAACTGCTAATGAAAAAGACCAACAGTTACAGCAGGTGCTTGGTGAATTAAATGCACTGAGAGAGCAGAACGAAACCCTGCAACAGACTATTTCACAAATGAGTGACCAACAGAAAGAAAACTTGATTGAAGAAGTCATGCCGGTGCTTGATATTAGTAATTTGGCATTTGACGATGAGGAAACCATTCAAGCAAAGCAGATTGAGTTCGCTAATAAAATGGCTGAATATGTTAAAGGTAACATGATGAAAGAATTAGAGCCGTTTGTTGCACAGGCAAAAGAAGGTATGTACGAAAAGGAAAAATCAGAAGTATTGACTTCTTTGGCTACGATACCCGAACTTGAAGGAATTGAGGGAATGCTCCCTCAGCTTGATAAAATCATTGCAAATAATAAGGCTCTATCTTCCCCCGATGTTCCTATCGAGGAAAAATATATTACAGCTTATGCGATTGCAAAAGGCGTAAACAGTATGAATACTCCCGAAAAGGAGCTTTCAGCAGAAGAACTTATGGAGCTTTACGAGAGTAATACAGATTTTCAAGAGTTACTTGAAAAGAAAAGACTTGAACAAGTGCAAGACGGTCAGCAAGTGCCACCATTTTCTGCAAGTAGCGGTGCGGTCAATGCGGCACTCAATATAAAAGAAAAACCAAAAACATTTGAGGAAGCTTCAAAGCGTACTCGTGAAATGTTTGGAGCAAACTAAAAATTTAAGGAGATGAAATTATGCAAAATCTAATTACATTTGAAAAGGCATTAAAGGAAAACTATTTACCCGTATGGCGTAACCAATTAGGCGTTGAGCCGTCTGCTCTGCTCAGTAAGGTTAAAAAGGTTCCCTTGAAGTCAGATAAAATCGTATCGAGCGCACCCATTGGACTTTCGGGCGGTTTTGGCTTCGGAGCTGAAGGTCAGGCTACACCTGCCGCAGGTGGAGTGAGGTTCGAGAGATTTGAAACCAATTCAAAGGATATGTATGTAAACATTGCAATTTCCGCAAAAGCCGTTAGGCTTACCGGTTCGGGCGGCGCAATGGCTAATGCACTTGACACCGAGGTAAAGGGCGCATACGAAACGGCAAAATGGAACGTTGGGCGTGCTTTGTTTGGAAATGGAACGGGTGTTCTTACTACCATTTCTGCTCTTGCAGTGGCAGGGAAAACCATTACCGTTGCAGATACCACATACCTAAAAGAAGGGTTGATTATCGACATCTACAAAACAGGGGAAACAACTCCTGTGACCGGTGGTGCAGGAAGAAGAATTGTATCCGTTGATAGAGCCAATAAAACTATAACCGTAAGCGGTGACGATTCAACTTATGATGCAGGTTTTATTACGGTTCAGAACTCTTACAACAGAGAAATCACAGGTCTTGGTGCGATTTTCGACAATAACATTACTAAATTGTATGGTATCACTAAAGCAACAAATCCTTTCTTGTACCCTATTGCTGTGGATGCAGGAAGCGACATTGACGATGGTACTATCACAAGCGCATTAAGACGTGCGAAAAATGAAAAGAATAGTAATGTTGATATGTTGCTTTGCGGTGATGACGCTTATGACAACTATGTAAATTACCTTCGTGTCAACAACATTCGTGTTGAAGAAATGAGCAAAACCATTACCGGCGGCTTTAAGGCTATCAAGTTTATCTTTGGTAACAAAGAAGTTGACATTGTTAACGAAAGCTTTGTTCCTTCCAAAGAAATGTGGGGAATTGAAGGTTCGGCTATGGAACTCCATCAACAGGAGTGGAACTTTGCAGACCTTCAAGGCGGTGGTATTTTCAACCTTATGGAAAATCAGTCCGTTTATCGTGCATTACTCGTTAACTTTGGCGATTTACTTTGCACGAACCCCGGCGGCTGTGTTCGTATTTTTAATTGTGCATAACTACTTTTGATTGTCAGTTTCTTGTGCGGTAGTTTACCTCCCTGCCGCACAAGACTTTGGCACTTGCTGAACAAATAAAAATTGGTGGTGACGAAATGACGATTTTAGAAATCTTTGAAAAAGTTAATTTACAAGTACCCTTGGAGCAAAGGCGATTCTTCAATTACTTTAATGATAGTGTGATTGAACTTTCTTCGCTCTATCCGGACTTTCTTTTTCAAGATAACGCCGAGTTTACACCAATCAACACATTATCTGATGAAAATATTGTACTTCCGCTATATACAGGTGCAATTATAGATAATATCTTGTTTTTATCAGGGCAGGACGAAACATACAAGGGTGAGTTCATTAGAAAATCAAAATCTGCTTATCTTAAATATTGGAACGATAATGCAAAGGGCAAACAAATGAAGCGAATGGGGTGGTAATATGTTTGATAGTAAAATTTCTGTTAGCAGCTTGATAACGGATTTGAAAACCGAAATTGATGTTGCACTTCCAATATCAAACAAAACATATATCACTTGGCTTAATGGTTTGGAACAACTTTTATATAGTGAGTTTATAAGGGAACATGGGAAAATCACTATAAACAGCCCAACAAGTAACCCCATTGATATAGACAGTTTAATTGTTCCGGCAAATGAAAGCCCTATACGCTTTGAGGATATTTATACGGTTTTTGCTGATGAAACACAGCTTATTAAATCGAGCTTAGTAAGCGGTATTATCTTTCCGAACACTTACTATAAGCAAGGTGCTGATATTGGATACAACGTTTCTTCTACTCCTGCAAAGTTGACGATTGTCTATTTTGTTAAACCGGCTATCAAAACAGTTAGCGAATCGGACGTAATTGGAACTGGCAATTTAATGTTACCACTTGAATTTATTGACCTTATGAAATCAAAATTACGAGGGGAAGCGTATAAACTTGCCAATGAAGATAGTTTGGCGGCAAAATGGATAAATGATTATAATGTGTTACTGGAAAACTTTAAGGCTTGGGTTTCAAGCAGGCAAGCTCAATTTGGAATGTGAGGTGTCCTTATGGCTAAGAAAAAGAACGATTCACTTACATATATGCAATTACCTTTGCCGCAAGGACAAAAGGCTTACAAACTGACTAAGGTTAATTGGAGCGGACTTAACAAAAGACAAACTATGGATACAGGGGTATTATCTATGGAGAATAATATTTCAACTGACGAAACTCCGTATTTGATACCCTCACAAAAAAGACTTGTGTATAAGAGCGGTTATACAAATCCAATCAGTATTTTTGGGTTTGATAATTTTTTACTCGTTGTGTATAGGAGCGGCACTCAAATAAAAATTGATTATATCAAATCGAATGGAACTACCTATACAGGTACATTAAAGTCAAGCGGAGCGACTTCTGCCGATGAGTACCAAAGATGTATTGTAAAGTTTAATGTGTATGATACACCAACTGACCCTGTGTCGGGTGAATTTGTAAAAAAGCTCTTGATATTCCCCGATAAGAAATCAATGGACTTTGAAATAAGCAGTAACTTCACACCTGCTGACATGGACGTGGGAATAAATCAAATTCCGGATTTAAAATATGCTACGGTGCATTTGTCAAGATTGTTTGGGGTAGATGATGACAGAGTATATGCGAGTGGGTTTAATGATTACACCAATTGGAATTTAGATACCGTTGACGAATATAACGTAAACAATGCGTGGGTTTCCCCTGCACAAGCTAACACTAAAGCAAATAGCAGTTTTACCGGTATTACAACTTTCATGAATCATGTTATCTGCTTTAAGGAAAACTTCATGCATGAGATTTATAACAATAAAAACCCTTTCAGGTTGCAAGATATTTTTGCCGAAGGTTGTATTGATAACCGAAGCATACAAGATGTAGACGGTCGCTTGATATTTACCGACAGGGATAACGTCAAGGTTTACACAGGAGCAAATCCACGCATTATTGGCTACAACTTAAATGTTGGTGAATTTTTGAGTGCTGTTAGTGGTACGGACAATCGGAAGTATTATCTATATTGTGAAACCGACAAAAACACACACAATTTATTTGTATATGACACTTTAATTGACCAATGGGCAGAAGAAAGCATAGATTTTGAAGTTTTGGGATTTGCGCATAACCAAAACGGAATGTACTTACTTGGAAAAGACGGAAATGTATATAGATTGGATAGCGGTAACTATAATCAAAGTTGGCGGCTTGAAACAGACTTTTTCACAGGTAAAACCATTGACATTAAACATATCAAAAAAATTCAGTTGTTGGCACAAATTCCGAGTGGTAGCGATTTGGATATATATGTTCTTTATGACGATGAGCAGTGGAGTTTAAATTCCCATAGAGTGTATTCGGGAAGCGGTGGCGGTCAAGTTCCCATAAGAATTGTACCACGCCAAACGGCAAGCTACGGCTTTAAGTTACACATTAGAGGGTATGGATATGTAAAACTATATGGACTTGAAGTGTTTGTAACAAATGGCGGTGATTTATATGTCTGATATTCCAATTGGGGGCATGGACTTTAAACAACTTAGAAACGAAGTTCAATTACTTCGTGATGAGCTTGCTATAATGCAACGGAAATATGAAGATATTTTATACAATTTAGATGATGATAATTTTTCGGACTGGTTCATTAAAGAGAAAGATGGATTTAAGATTGCATTTAAGGAAGTGTTTCCCGATGGTGTAGAAAATGAAAGTTCCATTGAGGTCAATGCTCGTGAAATATCCTATAAGGTTAGCGCAATAGATGTTGATAATAAATTAGTCAATTATTCAACTATTACGCAAACGGCAACCGCAATTACAAGTGCTGTGAATGCCGAAAGACAATATACAACTAATCTGCTCGATACTGATTATTATACAAAGGTACAGACAAATACGCAAATAACACAAAGTGCTAACAGTATTTATTCCTCTGTTTCTGCTACATACGAAACGAAAAATAGCGCAAGTAGTAATTATTCAAATTTGAATAGCCGAATAATTCAAACGGAAACCGATATTACACTAAAGGTCAGTGCTGATTACAGTGAACCAATACGAACAAGCTCTTACCCACCGTATAGCGACAAAACACGAATGTATTACAATACATCAAATGATTACTATTATTTTTGGAATGGTTCAGCGTGGGCGGTCGCAACGTCAAGGAATATTTATAGTATGTTTCAGCAAACAGCAAGCGGTTTTTACTTAAAGGGAAATGTTGAGATTGACGGTGGCTTGATTACAAGTGGTGTAATCAGAGGTAGAGAAGTTAGAAGTAATCTATCAAGTACCACTTATGGACAATATGTAAGCCTTAATTCAAGCGATGCAAGTTTAGATTTTTACTATCAGAGTTCGCTTGGTTCAGTAGAAAAAAGAGGAAGTATTTATCAAGTGGGCGGTTCAATGTATATTAAGCCGTTGGGCGCATCTGTTTTATACATTGGGGAATATGCAAGCGGCGGTAATCTTCATACAACATATCCCGTTGGAACTTGGAACTTTGCGAATGCGACAGTTACTAATTTAGCCGCTACATTTGGTTAAAGGGGGCGATAACCATTAGCATTGAAAGAAAACCGGACAATCCGGGGGCATTGGGTAAGGTGAGCGGTAGTTCAGGAAATAAATCATCACGGTTAGATGCTCATTCTGCAAATCATGGTTTTTATTATAGAACGCACTTTGACGGTAGTGCTGATTATATTTTTACTTGGCATGGTTCAACAACGGGTACGATAACGATATCTTGTTCTAATGGGCAATCACGAAGTTTTTCAATAAATAGCAGTATGCGTTACGTTACAGCTACCTTTACCGGGTTGAATGCCGGTACAACATACAATTATTCCGTATCGGGGGCAATATCGGGGGTTGGTACGGTATCGCGTGTCTACATTGGGGCGAATACACTGCCCACATGGTCTTACAACTCCCAAACAAATAAAATTGATGTGAGTTCCCCATATACAGGAACGGCAGGGTTAGACGTATTAGTGGTTGTACCTCAAACAGACCATAGTCCAATCGCAAGTAAATATTCAAGAGATGCACGTACCTTATTCTTTGAAGTGGCAACACAATATACAGAGGTTGAAGATTGTTTAGGTAAAATCAGTAGTTACTATTCAATCATTGATGAGCAAAGAGATACAAAGCCGGCTGTTTTTAAAAACGAAGGGCGAACATATAAGTTTTGGGACCCACGTTATTACAACATAAATGTTAAGGTGGTTCATACAAGCGGTTCATCTTCGGGGAATAACGGTATTATATCCGGCTATGTGAATGATTGGATTGCCGACATGAATACTCTCCTTGGGGGAAATTACTTCAAGCGTGACGATTCAGCAGATTCCACAGCAGACGAAACGATTACACTCATCACAGGTACACATCAGCAGCTATGGGGATACAATCCGGATACTCAGACCGGGGAAACAATGGTTTACTATGGCTCTTGGAATTCTTGGGTGTATTACGATTCCGGATTTATAGCATATTCCGAAGTTAATATTTGTAATGAGTTGAGGGGTGCAATTTCCACAACGGCGGCATTTAAAGATATAGTGTATGAGGAACTTACTGAAGCCTGTGGAACGGGCAATGACCAATTCCGTATTTATGACAGTATGTTTTCTGAAATATGGTATGAAGGGAAAACAAATCGTTTGCTTAGCGGTAGCTCTGCAACTCTTGACGGTCAAGTGGTTCAAATCATGTATCTTGAAGATGTAGGGCGAAACGTACGTGCAAGAGATTTAATTGATTACCTTTGCCCCAGTTCATCGGGCTGTATATCGTTAACAGAGGAAAATGACTTATCATTTTTAACCCCCGGACGTTCATACACCATGCGAATGTTCTCCATGAACAGACCGAACTCATATGATTCCAATGGTCGGTGGTATTGGGATACAAATTGTAGAGTTTCTCGGTTAACCGCTAATCAAACGGTCACAATTACAAGTAATCGTCCAAGTTTATTTTATTGGACGTATGGTAAAACACAAGGGGCGGCCTTTAATCTGACAGCGGCAGAATGGAACGCTCTTACACAAAACATAAACGAGGTTAGAGTATATAAAGGACTGTCTAATTACTCATTCAATACGGCATATGTTGGCGGTACGTTTACAGCGATTATGTATAATCAAGCACGTGTTGCAATACAAGCCATTAGCGGATACGGTTCATATATACCAACTGTTTCATCGGGGCAGACCATAACCGCATATATGATGAACATTTTAGTAAGCGAATTAAACGCTATACCATAAATCAAAGGAAGGAGTACGGTCATGAAAATTAAATTTGTTGATGGAACGATTCTCAACACAACTACACCGGTAGAGCAAAAAGTCTTTGGAAATGACGGAAGTATGGGGTGGATAATCGGTTTTTCAATCGTTACACCTATGACATCAGATGAAATTGACAATTTACTCACAGTAGATAACATTGAGGAATTAAAGTTAATTTCAGATGATGAAGCTTACACCAAAACATTAACAGGCTATGACAAAATCACAATGGCGATTGTACGATATGGCGATGATATTTCATCTACCGTTGAAGTGCAATTCTCAAAAGGAATATGAGAGGGGTAATTTAAAATGTTAGATTTTACAAGAACAACGAACGCTTTCAATTATATTTTCGAAAGAGATTTGGCGGCAAACGAAGAAGTGATACTTAAAATGCCGGTGGTATCGCCTAATAAGAGGGGTATCAATGATATTGGTTGGCAATCAGATGGTGATGTGAAATTGTACGGTACTTTAAGTAGTAACCCCGAAGGGGAAGGTACTATGTGGCAAGAGATATTCCCCGATGATGAAGTCAATAAAACGGTGTTTGCAATTAAAATTGTAAATGGCTCATCCGCTTGTAAAATAGCAATTAGAGCCATCTTGAATTGAGGTGCTTTCAATGATAGGTAACTTATCTAAGAAAAAGGGTGGCGGCGGTGGCGTAATCGTTGAAAATGGAAAGGTTTTTGTAAATGATGGTGGAAACCTAATTCAGTTACAAAAGGTATATGAAACCTTTGGCGTATCCATAGACCTTACCAATAGTGACCCCGAAGCGGCGGTTACATACACCAATGATGCGGTCGGCATGACGGCAGGCAGTAGTGATTGGAACTCAAAAGGGATTTTCAAAGGAATAAAACCTTGCTTATTCAAAGACGGTGCTGTTGTCGGTTATTTAAACCCTGATAATTTCGCAGAGTTCGCTGATGGCGGTGTGGCAGATATAACAAGTGGTAATGCCGGTGATGTGATGATTGAAATTCCTAAGTTGGGTGTTAAAATTTCCACGAGTGGAACTATATTGACAGTTCAAGTTACGGACAATCCAAATGCAGAGGGTTTTAACTATTATGCCCATACAAGAACCAAAGAGGGCGATAGGGATAACTTATACATTGGAGCATTCCTCGGTTCATCTGCCGGGGGAAAACTCAGGTCATTGTCGGGAAAATCACCGTTGAACTATGAAACACTTGGCGGCTTTAGAACTCTTGCGCAAGCGAACGGTCAAGGATATGACCAATTTGCATTTTATCCTTTGACCTTGTTACAATGCCTGTTCTTAATAAAATATAAGAACAGAGATTCTCAATCCGCTCTTGGCATGGGTTATGTTGGGGATGAAGAATGGTCGTACATGGCGAAAAATACAGGTGCAACCTTGACAAAGGGCATGGACTACGGTTCATCTGATTCTATGGAGCAAATGAAGTTTCTCGGTATCGAGGACTTTTGGGGTAACCTATATCAATGGATTGATGGACTTGTTTCAAGCTCTAATAGAAATATGTTGACCGCCTTTACTTCTTTTAATGATACTGGTGACGGCTATATGGATAAGGGGCAAGCCGCTCAGGTTGGCGGTTACATGAAAGAACCCCAAGGAACAACGGAAACAGGTTTCATTATTAAAACAGGCGGCGGTTCATCAAGCACGTACTTTGCGGATTTTGGTCACTTTTACGGCGGCTATGTGCCGAGTTTCGGCGGTTACGTCTGTGATGGTGCGATTGCGGGTGCGTTTCTGCTTAGTGTCTACTATGACGCTTCTGATGCGGGTGATTATGTCGGCGGTCGCTTGATGTATTTATAAAAAATAAAATATAGGCAATTGTAGGGGCTGACATAGAAAAGAGAAGTACAGACAGGATTATAGTAACTTTAACAGCGGCTATGTACCGAATTTCGGCAGTAACTTCAATGATGGTACGAATGCAGGTACGTTTCAACTTAATGTCAACAATGACACTTCTAATACGAATGATAATATCAGCGGTCACTAAATGTTTAAAAATGAATTAAGTACAATTGCCTTGGCTCTTGCCAAAACACAACAATTTAAAAGCTGTGTTGGTAAATCAATACGATTGAAGGCTCGGCAAAACAAACATCAAATTGAAGGATGTGTGTTATTTATGAAAAGATACGGTAATTTATACGTAAAAATTTACGATATGGAAAATTTAAGACTTGCGCATAAGAACGCAAGAAAGGACAAATCGCATTATACAGAAGTTCAGATGGTAGATAGTAACATTGATTATTACCTTTTGCAAATTCAACAAATGCTTATAAACGGAACTTATGAGGTTAGCGACTATACTTATCGCAAAATAATAGATAAGGGAAAGGAACGAGAACTTTCAAAGCTCCCCTACTTCCCCGATAGAATCATTCAATGGGCGATAATGTTACAGCTTGAACCCATATTCCGAAAGGTAATGACAAGCTTCACTTGCGCATCGCTTAAAAATAGGGGCATTCACAAGGCTTCTAAGTTATTAGACAGGTACATGGCAGATGAAGCCGGAACGGCTTATACTTTGAAAATTGATATACGCAAGTTTTACCCGAACATTGACCATTCAATATTAAAGACGTTGTTAAGAAAAAAGCTAAAAGACAAGCAATTGCTTGTGCTGTTAGACAAAATCATTGACAGCGTACCCGGTGGAAAGGGCGTTCCCATTGGCTCATATCTTTCACAGTATCTTGCAAACTTTTACTTAACCTACTTTGACCACTGGTTAAAGGAAGAAATGGGTGTTAAATATGTGATTAGGTATATGGATGATATTGTTATACTTCATCATTCTAAAGAACATCTACATTGGCTATTAAGACAGATGGAAGAATACTTAGATGCAAATTTGAAATTGCAAATCAAGGGAAATTGGCAGGTGTTCCCCACGAAAACAAGGGGCGTTGACTTTGTAGGGTATAGACATTTTTATGGTTATAAGCTGCTAAGAAAAACTACCTGCAAGCGATTTAAAAGAAAAATGCGCTCAATACATAAAAAAGTAATAAAAGGTGTCAACATTAACTTTAATGAATGGTGTTCTGCAAATTCATATAAAGGGTGGTTGATGTGGTGCGATAGTTATCGCTTGTGTGAAAAATATCTTACACCGATACAGGAAGCTCTTGATAATTATTATAATACAAAAATCAAAGGAAAGGCGGCTGAGGTTATATGAAAGATATTGGAATCGTGACCGGTAATGCAGAGCAAGCGAAACCGTTGGTAATTGGTAAAGATAAGGTATATGTTCATACCGATATTGTCAAAATCGAAAAGGATTTTCGTGGGAAGCCGGTTGAGGACCTTTACAGTTATCACGAAGTGCAATATGACAAAGATGAGTATATTGCAATCATGGCTGAAGAAAACGAAAAGCTAAACGAAACTTTGATAGACACGCAACTTGCGCTATGCGAAGTTTATGAAATGATGGGGGAATGAAATTATGGCAAAGGTATATGTAAATTTAATTAGAAAAGGTTTAAAAACCATGGATGATGTTCCGGACAGATTAAAAGATGAGGTTCTTAGTTAATTAACTGATGAGGAGTGATGACAGTGAAAATTGGTGTAAACATCGGGCATTATGGTACGGTGGGAGCTGAGGGCATTCTTAGTGAAGTGAAGTGTAACACAGAGATATATAATCAGTTAATACCCATGTTGGAAAAGGTAGGTTATGAAATTATCCCTTGCAACGTGGCGAAAGCTCCTGATTATGTATCCGCTACAACCTTTGCAAACACACAGGATTTGGACTTGCTCATATCCATACACAATAACTCTCACCCCAACGTATCAGCCAATGGCACAGAAGTTTTATACTATACCGGTAATGAGGAAACCAAAGTATTGGCAGAAAAACTATCCCTTAGTATTTCAAGCAAGCTCGGAACACGAAACAGGGGAGCTGTTCCACGAAACAACATACACATCATAAGTAGGTCAAAAGCACCTTGCATTCTTATAGAGGGGTTTTTTGTATCCAATAAAGAGGATTGCGCAAAGTATGACCCTCATAAGATTGCCTTGGGAATTGCAGAGGTATTTGGATATGTTAAAAGTACCGAACTTGTCACCCCAAATGATATTGTTTGGGAACTCGGTCATCGTGGAATTGTTACGGATAAACAAGGTATGTTAGATGAAATAAGTAAAGACCCTAACGGTAGACTATATTGGTTGGCAAGAAAAACCGCCAATATGACAGTAAACAAGTGA